AATGTTGATAATAATTAGTAAACACATTATCTAGTACATTGTCTAACGATTTGTGATCAGGAAAGTTTTCAAACACATCTGTTTTTTTTAATAGATGTAGATCTTTCATTATTTCTAAAGTCACAGAGTTAGCAGTCGCAGCTATCTCAGGATTTTGATTCATGATACTTCCAAACAAAGTATTACCAGACCTCGGTAGTGCTACTAAAAATAAAAGTTTTCTATTCTGGTTTTTTTCCAAAACTTGGTTCTGAAGTAATTGATTCTTTTCTATTGTGTTCCAGTTCTCCATTTCTTTTCACTCTTTCTATAGTTTGTAATTGACCCAATACATTAAATACTTCTGCTTGTGATGAACCAGATGTTAGGGTTTTAGATTTATGCTGCATGATTTTATTGTAAGATTCTAATTGATGTTGATCAACATCTTGATCATTAAAAGAACCATCATTAAATTCTACTTTAAGTTTAGACCACATCTTTAATTCTCGCATTCTATCTTTTGCAGTAAGCTCCATATTAGCTTTACCATATCTTTTTTCATCTAAATCAATTTGCCAAAGTTCTTGTTTAAGATCATCTTCTTTTTCTTCTAGGATTTTTTTCTCTAGTCTTTTAATCTTAACATCGTTTCTTCTATAATCAAAAGACAACGACATTAGATTTTCTAAAAATACATTTTGTTCTCTAACACACTGCCAGTATTTAGAAGCCTTAGTTGGATATTTCATATCTTGAAGTACGGATATCCTAGCTTCTGTTTCTGTTCTAAAAATTTGTTTCTTAGTCCAAGTATCTCTGAACTCACCTACCATATCTTTAAATATTTTAACATCTTCTGTAGGCAAAATATTATGAAGATGCTCTTCTTCTTTTTCTATTAACGGTTGGATATTTCTTTTCTCTGTATTCATTTCTGTCTCCTTTATGTTTAAGTAATATATAAAGGATTTAAAAATTATTGCAAGGTTTAAGAACCTGATATTGTTCTTCCTTGTGCTCCTGGTCCTGTAAATTCTTCGGTTGCAGTTAAAGATCCTGCTGGGCTTTGCCCACCAAAAGCTAAAGATGACGATCGTGTTCCAGCTCCTGCTAAACCTAATCTTCCTACACTCATATTTGCACTAGTCGTCCAAGATGTTCCATCATATACTTCAGTATTTGCCATCGCACTAGGTGGATCTTGATTTCCCCCAAAAGCAACAGCTGCCGTTTGTATTCCAGCACCCGCTAATTCAAATCTACCTGCGTTTAAATTTCCACCATTTGTCCAAGACGAGCCATTGTATTCTTCTGTAGCCGTTGATCTAGTTGAACCAGGGCCATATCCACCAAAACCTAAAGCTGCTGTTTGAGTTCCGCAACCCCCTAAAGCCCGTCTAGCTGTTGTTAAATTTCCACCGTTTGTCCAAGATGAACCATTATATTCTTCAGAAATATTTACTCCTGGATCTGAACCATTAAAACCTGCTATAGCTAAAGCTGCTGTTTGAATACCTGCTGCCGCCATTCTTTCTCTTCCAGTTCCCATATTTCCACCATTAGTCCAAGAAGAACCATTATATTCTTCGGTAGCTTGTTTTGCTGGAGTTCCTGGAGCACCACCAAATGCCAAACCTGCTGTTTGTAAACCAGTTCCTGATAGATATCTTCTTGCTGTAGCTAAATTTCCACCATTAGTCCAAGCCGTTCCATTATATTCTTGGGTAATATTTTTTGCACCAGGAGCACCTCCAAAAACAAGTGCTGCTGTTTGAGTTCCAGCACCCGCTAATTGAAAAGTTTCATTACCCAGATTTCCACCTGTGGCCCAAGACGCTGAACCCTGTTCTGCACCTCTTAAAAGACTTGTCGTAGTATTATACCAAATTTGTCCAAGTACTAGATTAGTTGGATCTGAAGATAAAATTTGTATATTAGCTCCGTTTATTTCTTTGTATGTAGTCATAATAATTTAATTTGTTCCTACTGTTCTTGTTCCTGCTGATGTAGCATTTGAAAATTCTTCACTAGAAGATCGGACAGGACCACCACCCCCACCCACAGCAAGTGCTGCTGTTTGTGTTCCACAACCTGATGTATTACTTCTAGCGTTAATCAAGTTTGTTGTGTTTGTCCAAGAAGATCCGTCGTATAATTCTGTTGCTGCTGTTGAAGATGGACCCCCACCAAAACCTATAGCAGCTGTCTGAGTTCCAGCTCCTCCAAGACCGTTTCTATCTGTATTCATATCTCCACCACTTGTCCAAGAAGAACCATTATATTCTTCTGTATCAGGATTTGCTGTTGCAAGATAACCGCCAAAACCTAAACCTGCTGTTTGTGTGCCAGCTGATCCAATTTTTCGTCTCGGAGTAGCTAAATTTCCACCAGATGTCCAAGATGAACCATTGTATTCTTCGGTTGCTGCTGTAGAGCCAAATCCACTAACTATGCCACCAAAAGCTAAGGCAGCTGTTTGTGTACCACAACCCCCTGATTGATATCTTGCATTACTTAAAGCTCCACCATTTGTCCAAGATGTTCCATTGTATTCTTCTGTTTCACTTGCAAAACCTGGATCTTTATATCCACCAAAAACTAAACCTGCTGTTACAGTACCAGCTCCTCCTGCTGTATATCTTGCAGTCCCCATAGTCCCACCACTTGTCCAAGAAGATCCATTATATTCTTCAGTAACAGCTGAAGGAGGTGCAGGAGGACCAAAACTTAAAGCTTCTGTTTGAGTACCAAGTGCTCCTGCGCTAAACGATGGGTTACTCTTAGCTCCGCCTGTAGCCCAAGCTGCAGCAATAGCACCACTTCGATATTTTAAAGAATTTGAAGAAGTGTTATACCATACCTGTCCTTCAAAAGGAGCAGGTGGGTCAGAGCCTAAGCTCTCAACTTTAATTCCGTTAATTTCTTTGTACGTAGACATTTAATTTTATTCCTCTAATATTATATCAGCGGGTCTTGGGTTTCTACTTTTTTCTTCATCAGATAAAGCATCCCATGCAGTTTGTGCTGCAGTGACCTCAACGTCAACAATTGCTTGCGCTTCGTCTTTTGTTTTAACAGTTCCTAACACTTTATTAATCCAAAGATTTGCATCTTTGTTATGTGCAGGTACTTGCCAAACATTACCAGGTAAACCGGAAAATGCAATCTTTCTAGAATCACTATGTTCAATGAATCCTTTGCCCCAGTTTTCTGCTACGCAGTATTGATGTGTTTTTGCCATAGTTTTCTCCTTCGTTAATTAAGTTGTTGTTATTGTTTTTGTTGCCGGTGAACCGCCTGTAAATTCTTCTGTAGAGGTACCAGGTTGACCTCCTGCAACAAATGCTGCTGTAGCAGTTCCACCACCAGCTGCTCTGTTTTTGGGTTGATTCATATTTGTACTATTTGTCCATGAAGATCCATCATATACTTCTGTAGCAACTCCGGGACCTGAATTACCACCAAAATATACAGCCGCAGTTTGAATTCCAGCAGCCATTCCATTAGCTTGTACATTTGCTAAATTTCCACCGCTTGTCCAAGAAGAACCATTGTATTCTAAAGTTTGATTTTTGAAAACAGTAGGATTATATGTTTGACCACCAATAGAAAGTGCTGCAGTTTGTGTTCCAGCACCGGAATTTTTTCTTAGTGCCGAAGGTAAATTTCCACCAGCTGTCCAAGACGATCCATTATATTCATAAGTCAAGTTTAATGCTATTTGACCACCAGCGGGATTATAAGATATTCCACCAGCACCAAGTGCTGCTGTTTGAGTTCCACAACCTGCTAGATAAAATGCCTTAACGCCATAATCTCCACCATTAGTCCAAGCCGTTCCATTATATTCTTGTGTTTTCCGTGAAGGGTTGGCAGGAGTTGGTGGACCACCACCTATTGCTAAGGCAGCTGTTTGAGTTCCACACCCTGATGCATAACGTGTTGCTGTACCTAAATTTCCACCGTTTGCCCAAGATGTACCATTATATTCTTCTGTTGCATTTGTTCCATCATTTGGTGGATTACCACCAAAACCTAAACCAGCTGTTTGAGTTCCAGCTCCTCCAAGACCGTATCTTGAAGTATTTAAATTACCACCACTAGCCCAAGATGCCGCAGCTGCAACTCCAGTAAATTTAAAAACTGTATTTGAACTGTTGTACCAAACTTGTCCAACGGTTGTTGGATCAGAGGTTACGTTTTGAATTGAGAAACCTTGTATTCCTTTATAAGTAGCCATGGCTATTTATTCTTTAGCAACCAACCTTGAGTTCCATCTACATAAACTAAAGTGTTAGCTGCCCTTTCTACTGAAACTGTTAAACTTGCTGTTGAACCTGCAATTTTTTCAGATCCATTTGGATCTATTGTAAGAGCGTTGGAATCGAATGTTCCTCCATAATCAATAAAAGAAATTTCATCTCCTAAAGTTCCTGCTGGTAAATCCATTTCTATTGCACCACCTGCAGTGTTAATAAAGTACCCTTCTCCAGCTACTGCTGTAAAACCAGAAGTCTTAACTGCTTGCCATGCAGTTCCACCGGATACTTCAGCAAAAGATAATTGACCAATACCTGTAGTACCTGAACCAGATACAGAAGCTACTTTTAAAAATCTTTCTGCTGTAACATTTCCAGTTGGAAATTTAAGTTCATACGATTGATTAGCTGAGTGTGCGGGTGACGTAAGTTTAATACCATGAGAGTTTTGTTCACAGTTAAGTTGAATTGAACCTGGATTAGTATTACCTCTAATAGTTACATGACCAGTACCTTTAGCTAATAAATCTAAATCAACATTAGTTTCACCTGTTGTTGATAGTCTTGGTCCATTACCCGATGCTGCGTTAGCTAAAGTAAACTCATTAACTGCTGAACCTGTTGCAGTTAATAAAACTAATTCGTTTCCACCCGTATCTAAAATTGAAGTACCAATTTTAGGTGTAGTTAAAATAGGTGCAGTTAAAGTTTTATTTGTTAAAGTATCTGTTGTAGCTTTTCCAACTAGTGTGTCAGTTGCTGCCGGTAATGTTACTGTAACGTCTCCTGTTGCAGCAGGACCAATTAATTTTAAAGTATTTGTTCCATTATCACTATCTTCAAAAAATTGTAAAAACCCAGCACTACTTGCTCCATTTTTTAATTGGATACCAGCGTTGGCAATAGGTGTAGTTAAAATAGGAGTTGTTAAAGTTTTGTTTGTTAAAGTTTCTGTTCCAGTAAGGGTTACTTCGTTTGCTTCTCCTAAAGGAGCTTCAAAAAGTCCAGTGTTAGTTGCCACACCATCAAGATAAATAAGTTTATATCCTTTATTCCCTGTTGCAAAAGTAACAGTTGCACCTGAACCAGATGCAGCTTTTAATTGTACTGTGTGTGATCCTGCAGTTCCATTTTTAATAATGTAAAAAGTTTCTGTAAGTAATGGAAAAGTAACAATTCTGTTTCCTGATATAGTACCAGTAAGTTCTATAATTCTTTGTTGAGCAGTACCTGTTAAAGCACCGTCTGCTATTGTTAAAGCTGTAGTTCCCGCACCACCGGCAATAGAAACCTGTAGAACACCACCCGTAAGTTGTTCTATAAGACTTAAGTTAGCGTTAGTTTTTGTTCCCCAAGTACCAGCGTTTTCGCCGGTTGCCATTAATTCTAAACCGAGATCTGTAAATGTTGATGCCATAATTTTGTTCTCCTAAGCTACATGTGTTACATCTGTATACGATGTTTCGCCTACAACGTCAACATCAGAATAATTAGTATTTCCTACAATATTAACATCTTGGAAACCTAGTATAATAACCTCTCCTACACTAGATATAACTTGTTGTCCCTCTAAACCTACTGTCATCGCACTAGATGTTAATGCTCCAACAACAGATGTCGCTGAGACTCCCGTTAAAGGAACCCCTATTTCAGGAACCAATGATCCTACAGAAGAAGTTGCTTGTTGACCTGTTGGAATTTGAGCAAGCTGTAGTGATAAAGTTCCTAATGAGGAAGTTGCTTGTAATCCTGTTAAACCAATGTCTACTGCATCAAGAACTATACCACCAACTGTAGCTGTTGCACTTTGACCTGTTAATCCAACAGTTTCTGCAGCAGGATCAAAGTCTCCTACATTAGATTCAATTCTTAAACCTGTTGGAGTTATTACAGAAGTTAAAACCAAAGTTAAACCACCTACTGCAGCAGTTGCTTGAACCCCTGTTGGAACTACAAAATTTTCTATTGCACTTGTTAATGACCCTACATTAGAAGTCATAGTTAATGCTGCTGAACCGGCAAGTTGAACTAAGGTATTAAATGAATCTCCATAAGGTTCTTCACCCCAACCGTTTCTACCCCAACCAACTAGCGTACCTGCATTATCAAAAGTTCCAAGTTCTGACTGTGCTTGTAATCCTGTTAGTGCTACGTTTGTAAGTTGACCTGTAGTTAGTGAACCAAGTCCTGTAGCTGCTTGTTGTCCGGTTAAAGGTATGGTAATAATTTGACTGGCTATAACAGAACCAATACTAGAAGTAGCTTGTACTCCTACAGGCTGTACGGCATAATCTACACCCCAACCAGAGTTTCCATATGATTGTCTACCCCAACCTTCTATATTAGCTGCTGTAACAGAACCAATTGCAGAAGTTGATTGTACACCTGTTAAAGTAATTATAACTTGTGATTGAGTACCGTAGGTGTTTTGTCCCCAGGTTGTGCCGGATTCATTCCAAGAATTGGCCATAAGGAATTACTCCTTATGCTATTCTCACGATAGCGTTAGATGCGTCAGCTGCTGGAAATTGAATTGTAAAAGTTCCAGAAGAAACTGTTTTGTCTCCACCAAAATCAATTGCACAAACTGCAGGATCATTGGTTGCTGTATCATTAAAAATTAAACATCCTCTAGTCGTAAAAGAAGCCGATGTAAAAGATACATCTGAAAAATCACAGCAAGCTGTGTCACCCGATAAAGCCGGTGTTACGTTTGTAAGTGCAATGCCTTTAGTAGTGTAACCATTACCATTAGCTACTTCGTTAGCTGTAATATAAGTTGTTGTTGATTTATTTAATGTTGCTGAACTTGTATATAAAGCTAGTCTAAAAGTATTTCCACCATTTGTAAAATTGTGAATTGCTGTTAAAATCTGTGTTTTAAAACTGTTACATATTGCTGAAGTTATTGCCATAATTTTTTTCTCCTAGTTTAGGGTGAAGGTGATTTGACTGGTATTCTGATTGTTCCATCAGTGTAATCGTCTCGTCTTCTTCTCCCAATTTGCATTCCTGCAAACTGTTGTATTGCATTTTTATATCTATTTTCATAATATGTCAACATATCCATTGGACCTTTTAAGTAACCAAATGCTTCCACTAAACACGCATACAATAGTCCTTGAGGAAAGTAATTACTTAAATATGTAGTAGAGTTTCCATCATTTCCTGACCCTAATCCTACAGGATACTTGTTATAATATATTCTAAATTTGTAAGCTGCATCCGGTGTGGGGGCTATATATAGTCCTCCAGATGTAGTATCTGTAAGTAATGTAGCTCCTCCAAACATTGCATAGTATTTAGGAAAACCTGTTACATCTTGTGCAGTTAAATCACCTTCTGGTCCGGTTAATCTATCTGTATATTCAGTTAAATATGTTTGATCTTTTTTTTCTAACCAACTACCATTACCTGTAGTGTTTGCTGTTGAATTAAATACTTCAACACCTCTAATAAATAAAGCCCCAGCTGGAACGTTAATTGTATTATTATCTGTAGATAATGTACCTTCTTGTACATTTCGATCAGCGTCCATTGGAAGCTCTTGATTAATCCTCATTTCCGCTGCCATAATAAAACCATCAACAACAGCTGTGGTTAAAACATCACTTGAAACTTCTGTGTAGTTTCTAATGGCAGTTGTTAGTGTTGAATATGTATAATTTGCAATTCCTGACATAATTAAGCTCTATCATTAATGGGTCCGATTGTACATAATAAACCGCCCCCTGTTTCTGTGCTTGTAGCATTACTTGCTAATGTAACATTCACACCATCAAATTGAGTTGTAAATTCAGGTTGACCGGTACCTCTAACTTGTGTTTCATTTAAAGAATCTACTTTATAAGCACCAAAAACTTTTGCTCCTATAGGATGAGTTCCTGCTGTTGTACGTT